GCCCATCTCTATAGCTCTAGCCTGTGCCTCTGCTATAGTAGTGTAGGTGTCAACTGTATTTATTACAGCGGTTTTAAATAGTTTACTTATATCAATATCTAAACCCTTGTCAGCTGGCTCTGGAATAATATCGCCATCTATAGGTAATAAGTTAGCTGGTACATAGTAGTCATTGAGTTTCTCATTTTCCTCATCCATACCATAAGACATGGCAGCACGCTTTTCGTTTGGCGTAATCCACCAGGCTTGACTCATTTGTCCTACCACCTTATCCATTTCCTCCTGGAGTTCTGGGATAGAGCTATAGTCAAAGTCAATATAGATCTTATCGCCATACTGAGGCGCTAGCCATCTATTTAGCTCATCTCTAATCTTATTAAGCTCTGGAATAACAGCATTTTGATAGAGTGCCTTTTTAGCCTCTTTCATATTATTATAAGTAGTGCTATCTGTATTGTTGAGCAGCTGTACTGGTACATTATAGATGTTACATAGATCCTTTATAGTTCCGTTGTATTGTTCTATGAGCGATAAATCAGAGGCATTAAGCCCAAAATTTACCCACGAAAGTTTCTTAGGAGTAATGATTACGTCTCCAGCATTATCGCTGCCCTGGTATTGTTGGCGGAATTTATCCTTTAACTGTTTAGCCTGGACCTCGTTTAGATCACCCTCCTCGGACATTAATATCCCTCTAGCAGTTTGATTCTGTAAATACTTTACGCCAGTAGTCAATGCCTGGTTATTTGCATCCATTACTCTGAGTCCAGCCTTTAGCGGTGACATTCCATATAAATGCGACCCTGTCCCATCATAATAAAGATTCGTGTCTTTTATATGGCAAATCTCATCAGCTGCAATTCTATAAGTTCCATTATATGATAGCGTGTATTCCTTTACTGGCTCCATAATACCACCAGAGTTGATCTCTACCTTTTGAGATGGCAATACATAAAGCTCTCTAAATTTTCCGACTCCAGCTCCAGTATCTGGTCCTATGCCATAGATATATCTGTTTCCTGTAAGTTTACCAAATGCTATGATCTCTTGAATCCAGGCATTATATCCTTGTGCTGGGTTTGGGCGGTCTAGTAGTTGGTGCAGTTCGGTGTCCTCTAGTTCTACCAACGCTTTTTTCTGTAGCATCTTAGCCTGGAGTACTGTATTAGAATTAAACTCTCCAGAGGTGAGCGCTTTGTATCTTTTAAGATCATTTGATTTCTGAACCTCGTAAACCTGGAAAGGAATATTAGTCGCTGACTTAGTGATCAAATTTATAATAGAATAGATAGTAGCGTTGTATCTGTAGCCCTTATCTATATAGGTATCATCATTCTCTGGATTCCACACCAGAGTATCACCTAAATAATTATAGATTGCTTTATTGAAATCTATATGAGTTTTTTGTGCGCTTTTAGAAACAATGTTTTTGAATCTATCTAAGAAACTAGCCATCCAATACGAAAATTTTAATTATACAAAAATAGTAATTATATTACAAAGAAATCCACCGACTTACCATAAGCGCTATAAACGCAATATCTTAGGGCATCCATAAGGTGATTATTTTTATCTACTGGCTTATTTACTATAGTTCCATCCTTAAGCTGATCCCAATAGTAGCTATGATACTCCTTTATAAAATTTGTTGATTCGTTTGATAATATTATATCATATTCCTTTAGTAAACTTATCCCAGCGTTAACTGATCCTTGACCTTTTACAGCTGCTTTAGCCATTAATCCGCCTCTACGTAAATCCTCCCCAGACTTTGGCTCTGCTGCATCATAATATAAAACCTTATCATCGTGTCCTAGCTCTATTAGATATTTTATAGCATCGCTGTTTGTCATTCCCAGCCTATAGCATAGCTCGTGAACATATATTTTATCGCCAATTTTTCTAACTTCAGAAATCGCCAGAGGATCGTTGCTATAGCCAAAATCTAAGCCTAGATAAACGTTATCTGTTTCTGGAAAATCTTTGTAGTCTATAAATTGCCAGTTAGAAAATATTTGCCTTTTAGAATAGTAAGCCTGTAATCCCTCACCATAAACACGCCAGTAATCTGCATCACGCTCACGCATTCTCTCAATCTCATAAACAAGGTCATCAGATAAAAATAAATTATCCCTGTAAGTTGTTATCCAAGTATCGGCATCCTCTCTAGGTATTACCTCATCATAAATCCAATGCGTTACATCTGATGGGTTAAAGTCTAATATCATTTTATCAGTACACCGCATATTGATTTGGCGAAAATCCTCAATATTTAGCTCATTCGCCTCGTTTAAAAACGCTATGTTTCTTTTACGCCCTCTGATTTTTTGTGGCTCATCTACTGACAAAAACTCTATTAAGTGATTATTGTAGCGGAATGTATTCTCTGCCTTGTTATGCACGCCAGCATAGTAAGTACCCATCTCCTCTAGTATATGTATTAGATCCCGCTGTACTGATCCTTTTAGTGCTGGGAGTGTTTTTCTTATAACTGATATAACCAAAGGCTCTTTAGTCGTTCTAATTAGGTAGGCTATGTATTGACATACAGCATAGGTTTTACCACTCCTGGTCCCTCCTTGCAATACAGCAAAACGCTTTTTACTTTGTAGTAAATGCTTGAGCTGTACGTTAGCTTTTAGTTTCTTTATCTCTTTCGTGGATTTCAAATATTACGTCTGTTTCTACATTAGATGAGTGTTCTATCTCCTGGCGTTCAACGTAACCTCGTTTTTTCGCTTTTGTTTTTAAAGCAAATATTATAGATGTAGTGTCCCCCTTGTTTATTCTCTCTACTAGTTTGCTTTCTAAGAAATCCATAAATCTCTCCTCTGGCTCTAGCTCCTCAATATCTTTTTTAAATTTTGCATCCTTTTTTATCCAATCATAATAAGTACTGCGATCTATTCCAATAGCATTACAGCTTTGAGTTACATTGCCAAACGCTTTTTTATAAGCCTCAAGAAATGCCTTTTTTTTAAAATCTGTGTTGGATTTTGTTGATTT